CTAGTAAACGCAATCCTGCAATATTTGGGTAACCAAAAATTTGTAGAAGTTGCAGGTTTAGTACAAGCTATTCAACAACAAGCTCAAGCACAAGGTGCACAACCTGCAGAAGCTCCAGCTCCTGCTGAAGCTCCTGCTGAGACACCAGCTCAATAAGGAATTTAATCATGTCCGAGAATTGGATAGTAGGAGCCATTAAGCATCCCGGTGCTCTTCGTAAGGAATTACATGTCAAAGAAGGACATGACATCCCTAAGAAGAAACTGGATGCCGCCGCTAAAAAATCAGGGAAACTTGGTCAACGTGCTCGCTTGGCGAAGACACTTCGTGGATATGATTAATCATGAGCTTCGATTTCGACCCCGTCAAATATGGCGTTCTTTGGCAAAAAGTCGAAGGATATGAGAACAAATTCAATGATATGTCCAAGAAAATGGACAAGATGGAATCTCAGCTAGAAGAATTATGTGCCTTGGCTAATAAGAGCCGAGGAGGATTTTGGATGGGGATGGCTATTGTTTCAGCCATTAGTGGATTAATCAGCTTCATAGCTGGATTTTGGCACGCAAAATGAAAGAATTTTTCATTCATCTATTGACTGGCAAAGACAATCAAACTTTTGATATAGGTCGGGTTACTTGGCTTATTGGATTTTTAGCTATTTTAGGAATAGCGGCTTATGAAGTAATGAGTGGGCCAGTATCCTTAAGAGAGTTAGCTGAATCACTAGGAATCGTATCCGGTGCTGGAGGGGCTTCCGTCATGATGAAAAAAGATGCGGAGCCTAGTTAATGTTCCCACTATCAATAGGCACCTATGTCAAAATTATCATTGGTGGTCTCATTGTATTTGGTGCTTGGTATAACGGCTATAGCATTGGGTATGGCAAGCTTACGACATATAAGTTGGAGCAAGAAGCCGCCACACGAGCCAAAGAAGCAGAACAACAAACAGCAACAGACCAAATAAGGAAAGATAAAGATGCTCAAATTAGTGCTATCAACAATCAGCTCGCTAATGCTCTTGTCGAGTTGCGGAACCGCCCCAGTAGGGCCAGTCAAAGCACCGTCAATGGACAAGTTACCTGCGGAAACACTGGAGCCAGCCTTTCTGCCGAGGATTCAGAATTTCTTGAACGGGAAGCTTCCCGTGCAGACCAAATCAGAGTAGCCCTTGAGGCGTGTTATTCCCAATACGATGCGGTGACAAAATGAACAAAGACGAACTAGCTACATGGGTGACCATGATTGCCTCTTTTACTTTATGCATAACAGTGCTGTCTATGGTGACAGTATTTATGTTTGGGTTTTTTAACCCACAAGTCGATAACAACAAGCTTTTTGAGATAGTCGGGCCAGCATTCCAAACCATTATTGGTGGATTTATTGGCTTAATTACAGGCATTAAGATAGGATCTGAGCAATGAAAGAGAACTACCAGTCTGCCCTAAACCATGTTCTTCAAAGCGAAGGATTATGGAGTGACAACCCAGCCGATCCCGGCGGTGCCACTATGAAGGGCATTACTTTGGAGACTTATCGTTCTTGGAAGGGAAATCCACACATCAGCAAGGATGACCTAAAGAACATTTCTGATCAGGATGTCTACAACCTTTACAAGCAAAACTACTGGGACAAGGTAAAGGGCGACGACCTACCTTCAGGCGTGGATTACGCAGTCTTTGATGCATCTGTGAACATGGGTGTAGGTAGGGCTTCAAAGCTTATCCAAGAGGCCGCAGGAGTGCCTGCTGATGGGGTTATTGGCAATGGAACCCTACAGGTTATCAAGAATGCCAATCCAATCGATTTGATCAACAAATTTAGTGACGAAAAAGATGCGTTTTATAAGAGTCTTCCGACCTTTGGTACATTCGGAAAAGGGTGGTTGAATCGTGTCGCACAAGTCAAAAGTACATCAGAATCTATGATTGCATAAGCGACCTTGTGAGATTGTCAACCTGATGGGAAAATAGACGGAACAATGGGGAAAAAATGACCACAGCTACACCATCATGGGTAATGACCTACGATAGTCTGACATCGACTGTTCTACAGTACTTGGAGCGGTCAGATCAGGCCACTATCAATGCTATTCCTACATTTATTACCTTGGCTGAATTTGAAATTGCTCAGGAGATCAAGACTCTTGGTCAATTGCAGGTAGCACAGGCAACCATGCTTGCTGGAAATCCAGTATTGGCTAAACCAGCTAGATGGCGTAAGACTGTGTCTTTTAATTTCACAGATGCCACTGGGACAAGAAAGCCTGTATTTCTTCGCAAATATGAGTATTTAACTAATTTTTGGCCTGACAATAATGAAATGGCTCCTCCTCAGTTCTATGCAGATACTGACTGGGAACACTGGTATTTGGCCCCTACTCCTGACCAAAACTATGATTTTGAAGTGCTCTACTACGAGCGTATTGCTCCATTGAGCTCTACTAATCAAACTAATTGGTTGACTCAAAATGCTCCAACAGCAATGTTGTTTGGCACCCTTTTACAAGCAATGCCGTTCCTAAAGAACGATCAGCGTCAGATTTTCCAACAAAAGTACACTGAGGCAATTCAATCTCTCAAAACAGAAGATGTGGATCGTCTTGGTGATCGTCAAGCAGTTGCCGTGGATAGCTAATGAAATACGCAATCTATATCATCACAAATATTTTGAATGCTAAACAATATGTTGGCATAACAAAGAATTTGAAAAAAAGATGGGGACAACATAAAACCATCAATGGTAGTGCTCCAGCTTTGCATTCTGCTATTAAAAAATATGGAATAGAAAATTTTATTTTTAGTCATATTGCAGATGCGTTTGATTCTGAATCTGCATGCGACATTGAAAAGATGTTAATCAAAGAACACAATACCATGAGCCCAAATGGGTATAACCTCACTCCGGGTGGTGAGGGTGTGCATGGAGTTCTTTTATCAAATGATCACAAAGAAAAAATAAAAGAATCAGTTCATAAATACATTTCTTCTTTATCAAAATCTGAAAAGCAAAAAAAATATACTGCTAAAAAACCAGTTTCTCGTGCTGGATCTAAGCAAAAAGATGAATCTAAAAAGAAAACAAGCATTTCTACAAAGAAAATGTGGGATGAACGTAGAGATGAAATACTCGCAAAAAGAGCAACTACTAGGGCTATAAATAAGGCCAAGAAAGAATTGGAGCAATTATGACCTCATACGTTAGTCCATATACTGGTCAACTCATCAGCCCATCACAGGTGGGCTATGAGTCTTTGTCAATTTCAACCGATACCATTCTTCAGTGGCCCGTCAACGGCAACACATCAGACGTTGTTGCAAACATCATTGAGGTGACTGCAACCGTAGGAGCAGGTTCCTACACTGGAAGCATCAGCGGAACCACTTTGACAATTACTGCGGTCGCATCAGGAACTTTGCAAGTTGGTCAATTTATCAATGGTGCAGGAATCACTTCAGGAACCTACATCACTGCATACGGTACAGGTTCAGGCGGTCTTGGCACATATACAGTCTCAAATTCACAGACAATTAGTTCGAGAACGATTTTTACAAATAATCTAAATTTGTTCATGCCTCCAGCTACTGAGGTATCTGAAGGTCAATCTACTCTGATTCGTAATATCGGAGCAAACACTTTTACCGTTGTAGATACCAGTGGAAACACGATTGTCAGCATCGCTTCAGGAGTTGCTCAGTACATTTATGTGACTGATAACACCACTATTGATGGTGCTTGGGAAAGTGTGACTTTTGGTGCCGGAACATCCGCCGCAAATGCCGCTACCCTTGCTGGATATGGATTGACTGCTCTTGGCTCTACTCTTAATGAATCAACTCCAGTATCACTATTCTCATCCAATTACACAATGACTGCTTCAGATCGTGCATCTTTGTATGCATGGACTGGTGGTACTGGCACAGTGACTTTGCCATTGGCCCAGTCAGTCGGTGCAGGATGGTATGTGACCATTAAGAATGATGGTACAGGTATCCTAAATATTGCCCCACAGGGTACAAATACAATTGACATTGACTTCACTGCATGGCAATTGCAAATTCAAGAATCTCTTGTTTTAGCTACTGATGGCTTGAATTGGTACACCTACGCATATGGTCAGTCCTCATTGTTTGCCTTTACCCAGCTATATTTGGTAGTAACTGGTGGTACTGTGACTTTGACTGATGCTCAAGCATCAAACATTATTCAAGAATACGCAGGTACTTTGACAAGCAATTGCACGATTGTTTTGCCTCCTACAGTTCAGATTTATTCATTTAGAAATCTGACAACAGGTGCTTACACTCTGACTTTCACTACTGGAATTGCAGGCGGAACAACTATTGTCCTACCGCAAAATCAAACGATTATTGCTATTTGCGATGGAACAAACGTCTATAACGCTCAGACATCAACATCCAGCTTTATTAATGCATTGACACTGGGTAATGGTTCTTCATCAGCTCCTTCTTTATCTTTCCAAGGTGACGCTACAACTGGTCTGTATTTAGCCGCATCCGGTCAATTAGGATTTGCAATTGCAGGAATAGCCGCAGGCCAAATCACGTCGACTGGTCTGCTCTTGCCAGTAGGTATCAATGCTGGAGCGTTTTAATGACAACAAAAGTTGCCGTCTTACAAGTTGGTGCAGGTATCCAGCGAGATGGAACTCAGTTCGCCGCACCAGCTTACGTTGATGGCGAATGGGTTCGATTTCAGTATGGTCGCCCTCGTAAGATAGGTGGCTATACAGGTGCTTTCCTAAACGCCCAAGGCATTAGTCGTGGAATGACACTGAGCTCTCAAAATGGAGAGACTTGGGTAATATCCGGATTTAGTGATGGCCTTCAGCAATGGACGATTGACAATGATGATGCAGTGGGAACAGGCCCACAGGAAATTACCCCAGTCGGCGGAGCTCTTACTGCAACTATAAAAAACCAAGGTACTGGATATACAAACGGCACCTATACAAACGTGCCTATCGTCACAGCGTTGGGTACTGGAGCTCTTGCAACTGTAGTTGTTTCAAGCAACTTAGTTTTTAGCGTTACGTTCACGAATAACGGTATTGGCTATCCATATACCGAGACATTCACAATTAATAATGCAAGCATTGGCGGAACTGGCTCAGGATTCCAAGGGATCATTAGTGCAGTCACTTCTTATTCTCCTAATGAGAATACTTTGTGGCAATTTGATATTGGTTATGACCCATACGGTACTGGTCAAAACAATTTGATTGCTCACCCCGGTCTTAATCTTAATGATATCGACCAAACAGTAAACACACGTCCTTTGATTGGCCCATTTACAGGCCTGACATTGAGCCCTGTAGGGGTCTTTTCTGAGACTGCAACTCTGACTTCAGGATCAGAATTAATCACCTTTGCAACCACGATTGCGGCGATTGGTGCTGGCGTTTCAGTATCAGGCACTGGTATTCCTGCTAACACAACTGTTGTGTCTTCAAATTTAGAAGAATATGGCTCTGTAGGATCAGTCTCAATCAATACTTCAGGCTCCGGATATACCACTGGAACTCATACTGGCGTATCCATCGTAGGAGGCCAAATTGGCTCAGGTGCGACAGCGACAGTAGTAGTGACTGGCGGAGCTGTGACATCAGTGACTGTGACTGCAGGCGGATCAAATTACCTATTAGGTGACACATTCACCCTTAGCGGTGGTGGTATTGGAGCAGGTACAGGATTCCAAGGAGCAATTGGTGCTCTATCTGCAGTTACTGCAAACTTGTGGACAGCATTTTTAAGTAATGCCGTTACGACTTCAGGTTTGCAAACCCTTGTTTTTGACAATAACATCAGCGTATCCGGTGGAGTTGTCATGCTGTACCCATACCTGTTCGTATATGGCAACAATGGATTGATTCAAAACTGTGCGGCAGGAGACTTTAATAATTGGACTTCTGCTGACTCCAATGCCAATAACGTGGCATCTACTAAGGTAGTCAAGGGATTACCATTGAGGGGCGGTACAACTTCTCCATCAGGCTTATTTTGGACTTTAGACTCAGTAGTTAGGGTTACTTACTCTCCTCAATCTGTGGGGACATCTACCCTTTACTGGCGTTATGACCTAATTACCCAGCAGTCTTCCATCATGTCCAGCTCATCTGTTATTGAATATGACGGAATCTTCTATTGGATTGGTGTGGATCGATTCTTGATGTACAACGGCGTGGTTCAAGAAGTGTCAAATACTCAAAATACAAACTGGTTCTTTGACAATATCAATACTAAAGAACGTCAAAAGGTGTGGGTATCAAAAGTGCCTCGCTGGGGCGAGATTTGGTGGTTCTACCCTCGTGGTGATGCAACCGAGTGTACTGATGCCATCATCTATAACGTGCGTGAGAAGTGCTGGTATGACGCAGGACAGGCCCTAGGAGCTCGCCGCTCTGCAGGTACCTTTTCTGAGGTATTCAAAAAGCCTATTTGGGCTAGTAATACACCTAACGGAGTTGAAGGATATACCTTGTGGGTTCATGAACAGGGAGTCAATGAGGTCTTCCTGAGAAACGTCAATGCCATCAAGTCATCTTTCGAGACCAATATTTTGGGAGTTAGTGCTGGTTTAGTAGGTTCAGCACAAGGCTTTGGAGACAACTTGTGGACTCGTGTTGAGCGTGTCGAGCCTGACTTCCAGCAAGTTGGTCAGATGAGTTTAGTAGTTACAGGTCGTGGTTATGCGGATGATACCGACATAGCGTCCAAACCCTATCTATTTGATGAATCCACACTTAAAATAGACATGAAAGAACAGCGTCGTGAGATGCGTTTAAAATTTGAAAGTAATACTCAAAACGGCAATTACTTCATGGGTCGTGTCGTATTGAAC